GATGTCCAGTCCTCTCCAGTCAAACGCTACACATGCGGGATCTTGTTTACACGCAAGCGCCGCATTTGTAGAGTTCTCGTAAACGGGAGGACTAGCATTGATAGGGGTTGGTGCGCATACGGGGTTGTCGAGAATAAATGAAGAAAAGCCAACCATTTTCATTTCTTCCTCTGTTTTGTAAACATAAAACGAAATTAGAGCAATGCCAACGACGACAAATATTGGAAATAAAATTTTAAGAAAAGTTACTCCGAGTAAAGTCCCGCCAACAACCGGTGTTCCAATTACGACAACTGCTATTAGTACTAAAAAGATGCTGGACAATCCCTCTGACGTTGCGGAGGCTTTCTGGTCAAGTTTCGAGACCAAATCCTGTATGGTCCGGTTTTCAGAAACAGCCTTTTCGGAGCAATTTTGAAGTAGGTCATACATTTGATCAAAAACATTGTTTTCGATTCGAACGCTTCCTTTAACCCGGGAAATGTTTATGTTTTGAAATTGTTTAGAGAAGACCGTACATGTTTGAGATATTGTCGAAAGCATTGAAACCGTTGCTTCGATTAGAGTGTTCATAACATTTTGAGCATTAGCATATTGAGCGAGATTCAAGCCGGACGTAACAGATTTCGACTCCTGTGCCAGTTCCATCAATATTTTTTGTTGATTCTCTTCTTTTGAAAGAGCGTCCAACAAGGATCTCATATTTATTGAAGCCTTTTGCGTGAAAACATCCCCGCTTATTACGACATCGCCTTCGATGTCTTGGACGCTTATAATCTGCGATTGGTCTAAACTAAGGTTCGTATTCTGAATTATGTCTGAAGATACTTTTGCGATGGCATGTGTCACCGCATGTGAAATATTTTTTGATGTTGATGCTCCCATTTTTAAAGTAATTAGTTTCATTTTTCAGAAATGTCGGCCGGACGAACTCCAGTTAACAATTATTTATACATCAAAAAAATCAAAAATGAATAGTTGTCAAATTTGTTGTAACCAGTACACGCCAAAGCTGCGAAGACGCGTAAAATGTATAAATTGCAATAACCATGCTTGCTCAAAATGTATAATAAACCATCTCAGGACAAACGTTCTTGACATTCGTTGCATGTTTTGTAAAAGTCCTGGGAATCTCGAAGTTTTAAAGCCGTTTCTGCCGTGTTCGACTTTTAAATCTTTTTCAAAACTTGAAATTGATTCAATGTTCGAAAAAGAACTGTTATTGTTGTTGCACAGCCAACGAGCGTTTAATGAATTTGTAAATACTCATCGAATGATGATCATGCGAGAAATTTTAAACAGTGAAGGGATTGATGAAAACACAATTCAACATGTTTTGAATAATTTTGGATATGGTATGACATCAGAACATGTTTCTGACATTGAATCTTATACATGCCCGTCATGTGAAATACCGATAGCAGATTTTCAATGTCTAAATTGTAACTTAAAATACTGTAAAAAATGTCTATCAGTTGATACACATGATCATGTATGCGACAGTAATATGATTGAAACATTAAAGCTGATATCCCAAACATGCAAACAGTGTCCAAAATGCAAAACACTTATTCAAAAAGATGTAGGCGGATGTGACCAAATGTTTTGTACAAAATGTCAAACAACATTTTCTTGGAACACTGGAGATGAAATATCAGACGAGACTAGACACAATCCACATTTTTTCGAATGGCAACGTTCCAATGGTATTCAGGAACGAAACCCGTTGGACGATCCATGTGAGGGTCATTTTCTTATGAAAAACAATGACAACCCGTTTATTATTTTCATTTACTCGGTTGCTCAACGATCAATTTTCATCATGAATGAGATTTCTGAAAGAGACGGATTGATCAGAGAGGGTCTCAGACTTAACTATATTGTAAAAAAAATAACACTCTCCCAATGGAAAAAGCGCTTTTCAAAACACATCTCCATACTTAGGCGGAATAAACATTTATGTGACATTTTGTATTTATTTCTACAGAGCCTGTACTACGTGTCGTTAGAAAAAACAAATGACGAAAATCTACTGAATATGATCTTCTCAATTTTTACAGAACACATCAACTATATTATGGGAAACACCCTCCCAAAATATATTATGTCCTTTGACACCGTCCTGCTTCCATATAGTTAATTTATGACAACGTTGTCATAAATTAGTTCACAACTTGAAGAATCGCTATTACGATAACAAACACTATAGTTTTTATAGATAATATTAGAACAGCAGACTCTGGAAATGTGTCGTTTAAAAGATTATTAACAGCGGGTAAATTTAAAACAACAAATAATGCTAACAGCAACGCTGAATATTTCCAATTAATTTTACCTCTGCCTTGAGTCTGAGAAAATAACTCGTTCATTATTTCCGAATCCAAATGAGACGGGCTTGTATTTGTCTGAGGGAGTTGATCAATTCTGTCGGCCATTTTGAATTAAGAATTTAAATTCCTACGCATTTCCTGTAAGAAATATACCCATTCTCTTCAATTGCAATGGTGTCACCATGTTTAAACCCAAAATACCTTGATATAACATCGGTTGTCAGAATATATGGAAGCTTTGACCATTCTGTGGGCCTTTCTGTTTTTCTATGAACAGGAACAGCTTCAATAGGATCGTAAGACATTTCGTCAAAAGAAAATATTTCAAAATTAAGCACCGAAGATCCAGATGAAATACTTTGCTTTGCGTCAGACGTTAATGTATGTTTATATATGATAATAACATTTTGCGTTTTTGCCATTGAGATAATAGCTTTAATTACATGAATAGTTACCTTATTTGGAACTATGAAAAAAACAGTTATATCTTCACCGTCGCTTTTTCGAGCTAACAATCTCGGTTTTTGGCCGCAATCGCTCTCTTCAGAATATTCGATATTATTAAACCCTCTCCTCTTTAATAATAGTTTTGTATTTGCCATGATTATTTCGGGAACTTCTGACATTTTAGTTTTGACTTGTTATCTGAAAGCGACTAAATCAATTTTAGTAACAGTGGCGAAGTCCCGGGTTTGTGAATTAAGAAAATAATGAAAATCTAAAAATGTTGTTTTTGACGTATGGCGATTTCGATGTTCAAAATAATGAACTATTATTAAAACTTCCTGGTTACTATTTTGTATTTTTTACTCAGCGGACATGTCAGTATTGTCACACCCTTAAACCAGTATTTGATAAACTAGATGAAATGACAACGGGGTGTAAATTTGTTTATGTTGATGTCGATCAATTAAATCAAAGAATTGTTTCAATGTCTTATGGCACCAAAGACCCAATTGAATATGTCCCATTATTGAGACTGTATGTTGATGGCAAGTGTGTCGACACGTTTTTGCCGGATGAACAAACCCCCTCCAATAATCTCGCTAAAATGAGCAGCTTTTTATTATCTCATTCAAAATCCACTCCTGTAAATTCGCAAAAACAAAATTCGCATATACCCCCATATTCTATTGGGATTCCTGGAAATCGCGCTCGACAAAGCGTGTGTTACATCCAGCTAAATAAAAAATAATTTGTGTTAATTTAACATAAATTTATTTGCTTCTTTTATACGCTATCATATGGGCATCTTGGTGAGCATCTTGGTGTTTTCTTTTCAAACCACCAAATCGTATGTCTGTATTTAATGGTGGTATGAACTGTTCTTCTCCTTTGTTGTCAACCACGACAAACGGTCTTCTCTCTTCAAGATATGTTTTGAAAGGATCTGTTTCAGTCCTCATCAATCTAATAATATCTACAGATGATATTGGCGATGTCATTTTCTATTAACATTATTTTCTTTAAGTCGTCAGCGATTGCTCATATTGTTTTTTCTTTGCTTCAAAAATTGATGAGAATTTCTCATAAACTTCGTTATCGTTTTTCATATTGCTCCATCTGAACCCTAGTTCTTTCATTGTTAATTTTTTCGCATCTGCAGTTTTAGCCTCTTTTTTCCTTTCCTGTTCACAAAAGAAAATATATTCAGATCTGAACTTGTTCTTTGAATTGTCGACCGTTTCTTTCACCTTTTTAGTAGTGTGATAGCGTTCTTGGTCTTTGAGAAAAGCTTTTGTAAGTTCTTCGTCGATCTTCGGGTCGGGAAAGTCTTGGAATTTTTTCCAGCGTCTTCCCAGTTCACATGTTATCTCTCTAATATTTTTTTCAGGATATTCTTGTTTTACTTTTTGTCTTTCGGTGTCACAGAATAAGATATATTTATTTTTAGGACGAGGAGGTTTGATGTTTTTATCTTCATTTTTTCTCACCAAACTTTTAAACTTATTGCTCTTGATTTTCCAATTTTCAATTAATTTGTCAAAAAGTTCGGGTGTCTGCAAATTTTTCATCTCATGCGAGTTTTTGTTCTCATTGAGAAATGCAACGATGAATTTGTTCAAAGAATGAAATTGTGCGTTTTCTTCTAATACCATTTTATAAAGAGTTTATTCTATTTAACTCAATTAAGCGAACCGATTCGGAGACTGCGGACTTCGAAAAAATTGATCTTTTCAACGCGAGAAACACGAGAAAATAAAAATGGATATCATTTCTATGCTGAAAAACGATGATGTATTAAATTCTCTTATTATTAAAGTGAGCAGCGATTTGAAAGAAGACGTTGAATGGATTAAAAGCCAAGTGTTTTATGATATATACAACGACGTCGAAGATCCCAAAGATTATGAGAAAGTCAAACAAAAATATATAAGTGACATTATTGGGAAGGGACTCCTTGGGTGGAATCATGAAGAGTTTAAAAAAAACAAAGTAAAACAACAGGAACATGACGATTACCTTCTTAACCCTTTTGAAGTAGAAGAGGGCGTTGTTCAATGTCCACGGTGTCAAAGTTTTAAAGTATATTCATATTCAATCCAACTTCGCGCAGCAGATGAGCCGATGACAACAATGGCGGAATGTACTCAATGTAAACTTAAATGGTCTCAAAACGGGTAATACTCAATGTCTAAATTTATGACGGATCCGTCATAAAACATGTAGGGCGCTCACTTTGCGTTGGGGCAGTCGTCGCACTTTGCGTTGGGGCAGTCGTCGCACTTTGCGTTGGGGCAGT